TCTTTTGAAATTATGATCTTCACCATATTTTTCTTTTAGAGTTTTACTAGTTTTAATTGAAAGTGCGCCACCTTTCTTTTTTGAATTTTGAGCACAATCTAATTTACAAAAAGTTAAGTTTGTAGTTTTAAATGAATTTTTGATTTGACTGGGGTTTTTCGGAAAAATTTTCCCACAAAAATCACATTCGCAGATCGCTTCCTTAGAACGGCGCTTGGTTTCGGGGTTATAAGTTTCTTTTAACTCTATAAACATAGAGAGTGATTAGACAGCAAATTTCGCCAAAATTCAACGAAAAATTTTTACTTTTGTTGATATGTAAGTCCTTGAAATTATTACTAAAATTGAAGCACCCATAAATCCGCCTGAAGCGATAGTGTGATTTCTGCCACGTCACTGGATGCATAATCCAAATCATTAAAATTGGCATTAATGATTTGAACCCCTTTTCCGTCCCATAACTGGACAACTGTTCCGATCGGGTCTAACATTTTAAGTTGAACATCTCTTTTTAGAAAATCGTTATATCCCGCGCGGCCGCTGACCGCCTCAAATGAAAGTCTAATCCATTCCATAACTTGTTGGGAACTTGAAGGTGACAAACTTTCAATCAAAGTTACTTCCACTTCTTCAAATGTATGTTTGCCGGGAAGGAATCTTTTACTATTAATCCAGTCAATCGTAATCTTTTCAAAAGTCATTGTTGGCCGAGTTGCCGTCTTCATTAAAAACGCATCAATTCCCTCAATTTGAAAAACCCACCGATACTTCCGTAGTGGCTCAAATTTATTCGGCAACATATCTACAACACTTAAAGTCTCGGCCATTATATTTCTCCTCGTTCAAACATTATCTATAATTATATTCCTAAATTAAAATCTAACTATAACTATTTCTCAAAAATTATATTTTTTTCTTGAAACATTAAAACTTCTATATATTATCATCGTTACAATGAACATTGTTACTATGTTCAAAAAATAAATATAGGAGATTTTATTATGTTTAAAGAAGCATTTACCCAAACAAAAAAGAAAGTTTTTAACTTTAATTTTAAAAACGCCTTTTCTTCAACTGAAAATCCACAATCAAACGAGAGAGTAAAAATTTTAAAAGAAATGTCTGGATTAAATTTAACATCATTAAAAGATATTGAACAAATACTTTCAAATTTAACTGACGATGTTAAAAATTCAAATTTTTATAAACTATCCGAAAGCGCCGTTCGTTTATTTTTAATGAAAAATCCGGGGAGGCAGAATATAGAAGAAAAAACTGCTCACGAATTATTGAAAAATTCTAAAATTTTTTCTTTATATACAGAGTTACCAAATAAAGGAAAAGACTCTATAAGAATTACGAGAAACGGAAAGTTAAAATATGGCAAAAAAGAAAATGGAGATTTAAAATCATTTGATGGTTATGCACAACATAAACATAACAACAGCATTTATATATCTCTTAAAGGAACTAAAAATAAAGGAGGGGCACAAGATTTAGTAAAAATGGAAATAGAACTAACTGCTGAATGCTGCTCCAAAAATAAGGATGGACATTTGTTTATATTTTTATGTGATTTAGATTTTTGGGAAACTAAAGATTCAAATTATTTAAAAGAAAAATTTAAAAAATATAATAATATTATTATTTGCCAAACAGATAAATTAGAAGAAGAATTAAATAAATGTCTAAAAAACAATTAGGCCAATTTTATACGACGCGGGCGAATTATATAGTAGGTGATTTATTAAATATTTTTCCCGAAAACTCAACAATTATTGATCCTTTTTCCGGAAATTGGGATTTATTAAATCTCTTAAATCCCTCTACATTCAATTTATTTGGTTATGACATAGAACCTCAAAACAATAAAACAATCAAACTAGACACGCTTCTAGAGCCTCTAGATTACAAAAATAAATGGGTTCTAACCAATCCTCCTTTTCTCGCAAAAAATAAAAATAAAGATAAAACAATTTATAATTTATATAATGTAGATGATTTGTATGAAGCGTGTCTAAAATCAATTATGAATTGTGAAGGCGGAGTTATTATCCTCCCGCTTGGATTTCTTTCTAAAAGAGAAAATAAAATCAGGAGAGAATTTTTATCAAATTTTAAAATTCAAAAATTGAAAATATTTGAAGAACAAGTTTTTAATGATACAACATATACAATATGTTCCTTTTCTTTTTTGCGCGAGCCAAATAAAGATCAAGAAATTTCAACAACTTTTTATCCTTCACGAGAAAAATTTAATTTTAAATTAGAACAAAAAAATGATTATTTAATTGGAACAGAATTTTTTGACGCACTTAAAAATAAATGCTACTGCACAAAAATCTATCGTTTAACCAAAAATAAAATTCCAAATTCTAAAATTTTTCTCCGCGCATTGGACACAGGTTCTCAAAACGGTCGCATTAAACTTGAAATAAAAGATGAGCCTTTTTACGGAAAAGATACAGATAGGGCATTCGCAACAATTTGTTTTTCTAAACAATTTTCAGACGAACAGCAACAAAAAATATGTGATAAATTCAATTCAATTTTAGAAAAATTTAGAAATCAATATAATTCATTATTTTTAATGCAGTTTAGAAATTCAACAAAAGAATATTCTAGAAAAAGAATTGCTTTTGACGATGCCTACAATTTAATCGGGCACACAATCAAACGGCTTAAATTCTGTTCTTGCTCTAACTAAAAGAGATCCCGGCGTTGGTTATAACAAAGTCTAGATTAATAAACTCAACACTTCTTGTCGGAACAATACTAATAATTCCTCGCATCGTATTATTTTCAATATCGATAGTGGTTGTTGTGCTTGTATCAATCTGAACTTTAAATTTATCAACACCATTCAATTCTTGAATTCTTCGTAGGCGCGGACGAACTTGATTTTCGAAGCGCGCTAAAGTTGATTCTCTGTTTGGCTCAAACAAGAATTGATTAGCAACTTGTCTAACTTCTCGTCTAACCTCAATTAGAAGCCGGCGAACATTAACCCTATCAAGAGCAGATTGAGTTGCCTTAAGTGTTTTTTGTCCCCAAACAACAACCCCGTCACTTCCCGGGAAAGAAGTTAAAGGATTGATGTCTGCTTCATACAAATCATCTAGATTTTTGCGATTTAATTTAACAGCAACTTCTTGAACCGTTTGTAATGCACCACGAGTAAATCCGGCCGGAGCAAACCACGGGAAAGAAATCGCATCATTAAGCGCAAAGGCTCCAAGAACAGCAACCGAAGGTGGAACACGAACATTTGTTCTAGTTCCTGGATCCGTCATAATAACATCCGGGAAATAAGCAGAAGCAAAAGAACTATCTAGTGCTCTATTTTTAAAATCGGCAACAGTGTTGCCAACATCAATTTTTTGATTTATTGAAGAAGTAACAACCATATTAAGTTCATCTCTTTCTTCAATATCCATCAAGAACAGAGCATCAAATCTCGCCTCGGCAACATCTATTCCTTTATCGGTAACATTTGGATGACGAATTCCAGGCACAGCCAATAGTTTGACATCTACGTCAGATCTATTAGAAAGAACATCTAAAGCCTTTTTGTAAGCAGAAACAGTTGGGCCATTTTGCTGATTTTGAGAACTATCATCTATTTCCCTTTTGACAGCAGTGTTTGTTAAATTTGTTTTTTCTTTATCAAATAAATTAACACCATCAAATCCACCCTGCATGAAGAACGAAAATTTATTAAATCGTCTAACTGTAGAATCTCCAAAGTCGAGACTTACATTAAGTGCTCTTGTTTTATCGTCTGCGTTAGTTGAGATAGTTCCATTTCTTACGTAAGAAGCCGAAACCCATTCGTTCGGATCAGCAACTCCGTTAGACCCTGTTCTAACTTTAATATTTTCAAGAGAGAAAATATTATTATTAAATCTATCACTATCCAGAATTGTTCCGTTAGCGTCAGCAGTTCCAACATTTTCGCCGACGGAAAAATTTCTATTCGTGGTCATGAAATTTGGAATATATTTCGCAAAACTTTGAATAGTTTTATTTTTCAAAGAAGATTTATTTGGTTCATTCAAATCTGTTTGGTGTTCAAATTGAACACCCCAATGGAATTGACTCTTGATTTGTTTTTTAAGATCTGTCCCAACTGTAATATTTTTTCTAAATGGAACTGGGGGTTCAATAGCCCTTTTAAGAGACTCTGATTGACCAACATCAAATCTGTTTGTTGTGGCACCGTGAATATGAGGGGCGGCAGTCGTTAAAAACACGCTACCAGAAGTAACACTATGAGAAAATCCTCTAAATCCAACAGGAAGGGCTTCTTCTGGAACTTCTCCGTTTTCAACATCGGCATGAAGTTTCACCCTTATAAGATTTGATTTGTTTGGGTGATTTCCTTCAATAGCCAATCTTTGAGAACCATCTGACTTATCAAAATCAAAGAAAACTTTTTGATCACCAATAACTCTAGCGATATATCTATCAGATGAAGGATTAAGACTTAATCCTCTAAATTGTTCAAGAATAATTGGATTAACATCGTCATCATTAATATCTCTAACAATTAAATCAAAAGTTCCAAATTTATTGGTTGTTACGTTTGATTTTGCAATATTTTGAATAGAAATTTTGAATTTATTATTAGCATAAATTCCATCAGACAAAGCAAGAACTTGGAATAAGTCTTTATTTGTTCCGCCAAATTTTTGAGAAATAACATATGGAGTTTTTGGAGTTGTAAATCGATCTTCAAAATTCTCATAATTTGGAACGGTTGAAGAACCTGCGTCTCTACTTAAAGAACCAGTTGTTAAAAATGCCAAATCTTCTTGGTTGGCCGCATCAAATGATGCTGTAGCGTGAAAAACTCCACTCCCGGTTATGTTTGCTAATGTCGGATGAACATCATATTGAGCGTATAAATAATGGCCAGATTGTTCTATTTTAAGAGGATCTTTATTGAAAATATTTCCAAAATAATTTGGAACAGTCATATCAAAAGAAGCAGTTAAAACATTTGAGAAAGAAGGATCTGTTCCTTTATGCCCATTAAGAAGCATAACAAATTCTTGTGTTCCATTAGAAAGTTTAACAGTTCCGGTTATAAAACCTTTTGGTCCCGCAGATGTAGCAACCGCAGTTGAAGTTGGAGCAGACGAATCACCTCCGGCAGTTGCCGAAAGCATTAATACGACACCAGAAGGAGCCATAAGAATACCGCGAATAATTGGATGCGCTACATTTGAACCTGCTTTTTGAATTCCGGCATCAGAAAAAACTGTTGAACCAACACTTTCACTCATGAAGCAACCGAGAAAATGTGTTCTACCTAGCGGCGCGCCACTTACGGCATATGAATTTTCTCCAATTAATCCATTTGATTGAACAAGTCTTTGTCCAACAGCAAAACCAGCGTTTGTTACTTTTCCAATATTATCACCAGTTGAAGTTCTTTGTTTTCCATCTCCAACCCCAAGAACTCGAATGTAAGTAACCGCTTGTGAATTTCGAAGCCATTCATTTACGGCCAATGGACCAAATTTTTCTCCGTCAGTATCACCAAATTTTATAATAAAATCTCTAAAAGCCGCCATCGTAACCGGCACAAATGCTGGTCCTTTTACAGAGGTTCCAATAATTCCAGCAGGAACACCTATTGGCAATTGCTCCGCTGGACCAGAAAGATCAATTTCTCTTGCACTTACTCCGGCACTTTTAAATGTTAGTTCGGTCATCTCTTAAATTTGCTCCGTTAAATTCTTTATCTTAATTATATTCATTTTATTAAACTTATGTAAAAGTTACTCCGTCATTCGTGATAATAAAATCAACAGCGATAAATTCAATAGTTCTTGTAGGTCTTATAAAAATTCTGCCATTAAGCCTATTCTCTTCTACGTCTCTTTGAGTATTATTGCTTTCATCCATAACAATTTTAAAAGCCTCAATTCCAGATTGGGCTTGAATTACAGCAAGCCGCGGAACGACTTGTGATATAAATCTTGCTCTTGTTCCTGAATTATTTTGTTCAAAAACAAGTTTTCTGGAAATTCCAATAACAATTCGTTTAACTTCCAAAAGTAATCTACGAACATTAACTCTATCAAGAGCAGATCTGGCTTGTTTTAATGTTTTTTGTCCAAATATAACAAAGACCGGGACATTGCCCGCGCCGGGCAAATTAGCAATTGGATTAATTTTTGAATCATATAATTTATCCCTATCTTCACTATTAAGTTTTGTTCCAGTGTTTCTCACAAAATCAAGTGAGCCCCGATTAAATCCGGCGGGAGCAAACCAAGGGAAAGAAATTCTATCGTTAAAAGATAAGGCTCCTAACGCGGCCACGGACGGGGGAACTTCAACAAGTCTATTATTTTCCTCGTCTTTGATTACAACATTTGGGAAATAGGCAGAAACATAATCATTGTCTATTGCTCTAGTATCTAATTGTTCAGCAGTTTTTGTTACGTCCGGTCTTCCTACACTATCGTCAAAAAGCCTAACCGTATTATGATCATATTCAACCGGATCCATCACATACATTGCTAATCCAAATTCTCTTGATTTTGTGCCGGCATGATCCGTTACAAATGAGTCTCTAATTCCTGGGATTGCCAACAAATCAATATTGGAAGACATCGGATCTGTCAAAATATCTATTGCTGATCTATATGAGAAAACGGCATTATTAGATTTTCCAGTCCCACCGATATTCACAGTTCCAGCAGAAGAATTCCCAAGACCTGGGGAGGCATATCCGCTTGAGGCACCACCACCAGTATCTTGAGATGATGCTTTATCATTAAATTTAATAGCATCCTTATCAAGAATATTGACGCCATCAAAT